GAAACCCATTGCGGCTTTGATGCCGTTGTAGATAATGCTGAAAACATTGATGATCTGATCTTTGAATGTGGTGATCGCAAGGATCGCCAATCCGAACGGGCCTGTCAGGATCGCGAGTATGAGTTTCCAGTTGTTAGTCACCCAGTCGATGACTCCTTTGATGAAGCCGATGATCTGATCTTTGAATGTGATCACGAAAGCGAGAGCGAGACCGAATGGCCCTGTCAGTATGACGAGCAAGAGCTGCCAGTTGTCTTTGACCCAATCAAAGACCGTTTTGATCGCGGCCCATACTGCAGCGAACGCGTCACCGACAACTCGAATGACTCCGTCAAAGAGTCCAAACTCTTTCTGCAGAATGACCAGAACGGCGATGATTGCGACGACTGCAGCGACGATCAAGAAGATTGGGTTCAGGGCCATGACAGCATTGAAAGCGGCTTGAACGGCTGAGAACGCTTTAGTGGTTGCTGTCCAGATTGTCATTGCCGTGTTAACTGCGATGATGGCTGCAGCGAGTCCGCCGATAATCGCGCCGAGCACGACGACGAGCGTCTTGTTTTTTTGAATCCATGCCGAGAACGCAAGGAACTTTGGAAGGAGTTTCTCGGCAAGTGGTGCGACAGCTGCGCCGATGGACTCTTTAAGTTCGCCCATTTGGATTCCAAGGTTCTTCATTTTGCCTTGGGTCGTGTTCGCTGCAGTGTCCGCTTGACCTGCGAAGGTCTCGCTCATTGCTGCGAAAACTTCGTCGGTGGTTGCTCCGCTCTTTATCAGATCGGCAAGTGCTGGATCTAATTTTTTAAGTGGGCCGAGATTCCCATTAAATGCCTTGCTCAACGCGTCGGAGACTGCCCCCAAATCTTTCCCAGTACCGGCAGAGACATCCAGTGCCAGACCGAGCAAGTCCTGAGCCTTGGTGATGTCTCCTGTGCCTCGAACAAGCGAGTCGAGTGCTGGGCGTAGTTCGTCGTCGGCGACTGCTGCAGCTTGTGAAGTTTTGGTGATGAAGTCCTCAACACTTGCGATCTGTTTGTCGCTTGCTCCGGTGACGTTGCCGAGGGTTGTGGCGAGCTTTTGTGCTGCAGCATCATCTTCGGCGAACGCTTTGACAGCATCAAATGCGACAGCACCAAGAGCAGCGACTGCAAGGCCTGCCGGGACTGCAGCTTTCTTGATTGCAAACGATGCTTTCTGTCCGTTGGTTTCCAGCTTCTTAAAGTCGTTGATGGCTTTGTCAATGCCAGCAGGATTCCATTCGGAGATAATTGGGAGGTTGATTGCCATCAGCGTTTGACCAGTCTCTTGTTGGTTTTGTCCATGACTTCAATGACGATCTGGTCAACATTGCGTGTGATCTCGTCTAAGTAGTCGTCAGATCGCGCCCACACGAAGCGTGACGGCCCACGACCGAGAGATGCTGTCAAGTATCCAGCGAAGCCCGGACGGGCTCTGAGAGGGTTGCTGTTGCGTGTCTGGTTTGGGCCTCGTCCTGCCATGTCTGCCATTGACAGAGCTGCACCTTTTGCCGTGATCTTTACTGTCGCGACAGACTCAAATTGTGCGCCTTGTGAAAGGTTGCGTGAACGAGCTTTTCGAGTGTCAACTTTGATCGTGACGTTCTTTGACTCGTTCTTCCATGCTGTGCGTCCGTTGTGCTTTTGTCCTTGCAAAGGTGCAGACGACGGAATTGAGTCTTGTATCGCTGAGAACAAAGGGTTCATCGCGTTCTTAATGTCTTTTGTGATCTGGCGACGAAGCGCAGGATCAATCTTGCCGATCTCACGAAGAGCCTGCTTCAGTCCGTCATATTGGATTCCGACTGATGCTGCCATTATTGTTTTCGTCTCTGCTCGTTGATGATCTGGACGCAAGTCGCCAGATCGTCTTGTTCGAATGTTATGTTCGGAGGCCAGAATCCAGTCGCGACAAGCAGTTCTGCTAGTTGCTTCCGGTGGCCTCCTGCGTAGGGACTGCGGTTGCAGTATCCACGACTTCAAGATCTTCAAGCTTCTTGATGAACTCGTCAAACGAGACAGGTACGGGATGGCCTTGTTGCTTACTGGCTTCGTAGGCCATGTATGCAAGATCTTCCATGCCGATTCCGTTTGACAAGTCTGAAGCTCGTCGTTTCATTTTGCGTTCCCACGAAACAATCACGAAAAGGTTCGTGATCACTTCGTAGGTTTCGCCTTCGTACAGTTTCACTCTGAGAGTGAGTTTCATGTGTTCTCCTTAGTCGGGATCGGATTACTGGATTATGGGGTGACGATGTCGCGTCCGTAAGTTCCGCCCTTGAACACGGCCTCAACGACTGAGAGCTCACCGACGGTCGCGTTGATCGGCGTGACGGTCTCAAGGTAACAACCAGTGAGGGTGTATTCAGGATTCGAAGCGGACTCAGTTGTTCCAGACGGGCTAACAACGATTGTTGAAGCGACACCGAACAAAGTGTTTAAGTATGTTTCGACTTCGGTCGTTCCGTAACCTTGGAACAAAGTCAAGGTCAACTCATTGCTGAACAACCCAGCCGTGAAGGTGCGGGAAGTCTGACCGAAGCTCGTATTTTCCAAGGCCTCGGCGGTCAAAGTCAAAACCGCTGCAGAACAGTTACTGGTGAGCGAAATTGCTGACGGGCTCGTCACGTTGACGGTTGGGTTTGATAAGTATGTTGTGGGCATTGTTTGTCCTTTATCTGCGGCTTGAGCCGATTCTAATTGTGAGGTCGTATGCAGGGAGATCTTGCGATCCGATCTGAGCGACTGTGGGCCGTCCAGATACAACTGCGAGAGAAGAATTCATGAGCGTGTCAACGACTCCGAGTATGTAGTCCGTAGTGTCTTGGTTGCCGGGTGGCGAACCCAGCACTCGGAGATCAATCGTGATGTCCGCTGTTTGGTTATTGAACGCAGTGAAAACAGGAAGCTCAATAAATACAGTAAGAGGTCGAGCGTTCCGAGGATCAGTGACCGGCTTAAGGCCAAGAGCTGTGATCGTCGCCGAGACAGCATCAATCGCGTCTGTGAAGATGCCTGCCATCTCATGCCACTTGCGATCTCTTGATGCCGAGGAGCTGATTAATTCGGCCCATTGATGCGACTGGTGCGCTGATGCTCATGTCTTGGAAACTGGCGAAAGAATCGATACTTCCGCGTTCTCTGTACAACGAGGCCGCCATGAGCACAACACCTGCTTTAACTGCAGCATCGGGAACGGTCGTGAGACTGTCGTGATAGCCGGCCTGAACCCTGCGTTTAAATGACCATGCATTACTGGCATTAACTGATGAAGTCATGAAAGCTGTGTCATTAGCGGTCGCTCCACTGATGCCGAGAAACTCGGTCAGATCCGCAACATTTATCCATGTACAGGTCTGTGTCCAGACAAGCGAGCCGACAGGATCTGCAGCTGAACGCTCAAGGTCGTCGCCGACATCTTGAAAGAGCAACTGGTTCGGAATGATGACATCCGAGTCGAAGATGTAGTCGCCTTCTTCGTCAACATCAACCAAGTAGTAGGTCGGTACAGCGAACACGATGTGTGTGCCGTTGAGACCATGTCCAAGGCCTGTCAGTGTGATTGATTGTCCGACAGCGATGTCGGTGTTTTCAAGAGTCTGAACGACGGCGACGTTTGACAGACGCTGGTGGTGCGTAACTGTAAAGGTTGCCATCGTTCAGATCTCTCTCTTCGTCAATCGGTTCAGGCTCGCTTGACAAACTTCGTCGCGTCAATCATGACGGAACTGAAGTAGCCACGGAACTTGATAACTCGACCAAGCGCACCGTCTGCAAGTTCAACACTGACAGCTCCGCGCTGTTGTTCCCAACATTCGAAGCCAGTGCTGTCACCGACATAGACCTGATTGCTCAAGTTGCGATCCACGACAAGATTCAAGCCGAAGGCGTTGCCGTTGAAGTTGCTCGCTGCAGTTGTACCGAACGCGTTCTGTGGGCCAACATTCGGGAACAACGGACGACCAGCGTCATCGGTCAAAGAACCCAAGCCTGCGTAATAATTTGGTGACATGATGAGCACATTCGGCAGGTTGCCGTTTGAGTTTTCGAGGATGTCTTTTGCTGCGCCGTAAATGAACTTGACCCAATCTTCGGGCTTGGTGTCGTCTGTCAAAGTTTCGGTCTGGCTTACTCCAGCTTGGAAAGTCGTGCAAGCTGCGATGTCGGTGGCGTTCGCGTAGATGCGAGCCATGTCGTCAATCAAAGCACCGAGAACTTCGGGTGAAGTGAAGTCCATTGATTCTTCGGACAAGTTGACGTAGCCACCGTAGAGGGCCTTGGTGATCTGAATGTCGTCCACGACGAAAGTGCCTTGATCAAGTGCGACGAGTTCGCCGTTGCTTGCACCGATGGTGGTGTGCGTGGTGACCTTCGGACGGATGAACACTTTGCCGGATGCGGGCATTTGGCGTACTCCCATTGCCGTGATGAGAGGCCTGTAGTTAGCTACAAAATTATTGTAGATGGGCGAGATGATCGGCACTGGCAAGAGGCCGGGCGAGTCATTGCTCGTCACATTCGGAGCTGCTGCAACGATGCGCTGGTTGAACTCTGCGAACTCGCTTCCGCCAGCCAAGAACTTGATCATGTACTCGGCAGCAGTCGGCATTTTGAACTCACGCTTTGCTGTTGCGTACTGGATGGGAGCAGTGGGTACTGCTGCTTCGATTGCTTCTGACATTTCATCCTCCTCGGATGGTTGGGTTGGGGTTGGTATTACTTCTTCGTCGGGTGCTTCCTCGTCTGGTGACGAGGCTGCGACTGAAAATATTTGCGCCTCGGTGTATGCCGGAGTCGTGACAACCGACAATTCCAAGAATCTGGCCTCAGACACCTCTAAAGTGCCGTCTGCCAGCCTCTTGAACTTCGTTGGCACTGCGCCCACCGAAACGCTGTCAAGCGCACCATCGGCGAGCAATGCGAGAGCGTCATCGGCAGCTCTGGTCGCGCTCAACTTGGCGACGAACATCATGCCTTCGGCAGTTGACACTCGTTCGGTGACGCGACCGATGACTCGAGTTTCGTCGTGGTACTCCAAGAGCTTCGGCATCGGGCCATCTTCGGGAAGTGAGCCTTCAAGAAACACGACCGATTCGCCACCACTCAAAGTCGCTTTGACATTCCAAGGAACGGCGAGTCCAGTGATCTGGCGTGATGGTTCACCATCGGCTGATGCGTCAAGTGTGATCTGTTGAGCTGTAAGTCGAATCATGAGACTTCCTGTGGTGTGCGTGAGGATGCTGGTTCTTCCACACTGATCTCGGTGCGGTTCATTTCAACATCGGCGATCAGATCTTCGGTGTCAAACTCTACGAAACGGTTGCGAGGCAAAATGTCTGGCCCACTGAGGGTCTCCTGAATTGCGTCCATGTAAAGTTTCGCGCCTAGCAGATAAAGATCCTGCTTGGCCTGAGTGGCATTGGAATAATTGTAGCCAGAAATGCCTATGCCCAGTAAGTAGGCGGGGACACCGATTGCCCTGCTGAGCTCGAGTGCGCTGAAGTTTCGGCCTTCCACGAGCTGCATTTTTGACGCGTCGGTGTCAAATTGCTCATAGCGGACGGCTGAATTTAATGCGCCGACAGCGTTAACGCGTCGCGCGTTGCTCCATGCTGCAGCGAGCTCACCGAGTGACTCTGCATCCAATGGTTCAGAACTGTCGGTCTGCTGTAAGTATCCTGCGACGATCTCATTTGATGCGAAGCGTTCAGCGGAGCGATCAAGTTTGATGGCGGTCTCTAACACGCGACGGCCTGTCCAGAGAAAGCCTTGAACTGGTGACAAGAACTGAACGACATCGTTGGTCGCGATCTGGATTCCGTTAAATGTGATCTGGTCGGATTTTCCGAAGAACTGTGGGCCGGGCTGATCCAATGTGTCAACCATTTCGGCGGGCATCCACTGGAACGAAAGCGGACGGCCTGTAGCAGAACTGCGTGAAGTCACATAGAGAAAAGCGCGTCCGCGCATCATCAGATCCATGCACAGATTTGACATGACGAAGTTACGCGTCAAGGTTGGATCTGGAGTGTCCATCCATGATTCGTTCTCAAGATAAATTTTTTCGTACTCCTCGCCCGTCCACTGCCGTGTGTAGTGGCGAAGAGGAAGCGAGCCGACAAGCGAGATGATCATCTGCGTCGCTCGAGAAACGGTCGGAACAGACAGGGCCAGTTCCGAAGCCGCCCCGACGGTGTAACTCCAGAACTGACCTAGTCCGCTTGCAGCACTTCCAGCTGCAGCTTGAAGAGGCTCGTGAGCAAACGCTGGGGTCGCGTGTTGCTTCGATCTGCTGAAGAGTGCCATCGCTTCGGAGTCTCGCAAACTCTTCTGCGTGTGTCCACTAAGGTCAACCGAAAGCCATTTGAGGTTTCGCTGAAGCCTTCGGACGCGATGTCAGCATGATTCCCCACACTGCACATCGGGCAAGCTCAATCGGGCCGGGTGACTTTTGTGAACTGAGCACGATTGCGCCACCAGTTTTTACTGCGACGGCTCGAGAGAAGTGCTCCGATAATGCGAGATCACCAGTGTGGCGAACACGATCTTCCACGATCATTGCACGCGCTGCACCAGTCCACTTGATCAATTCGGCATAGCCAACGATTGTCATCCGCCGGCGAAGATCTGGGGGACAGTGAATCTCCAGTGATGGTGTGCACGCAAGTTTGACTTGTGGGTCGGTCATTCGAGTTACGACTTCGGCCCACATCTGCTGGGCGGACTCAACTACGAACTCGGTGGTGACGATCACGCGCGTTCCGTCGTACGCGCAACCAATGGCGACATAACGTGACTCATCAACGGATGAATCAATGACGAGCCACTGGATCGGTGGCATCGGGTCAACTGTTTTGCGGTCGTTCCACAAGTTGATCGGGAGGTACGAGTTGGTTGAGTCCACCCAGAGATTTAGGTGGCCTCGGATGAACGCTTGACGGTTCGGCGAATCAAACGCGAGCTCCAGTGCTTTCATGCTGATCGTCGTTCCGAGTGCAGGATTGGCCCATCCCCAATAGCGACGATCTTCCAGACTGACTCCGGGTGGCAGTGACCATTCGGCGAAGTACAGCGAACCTGTACGGCCTGAGTCAATCGCTGCCATGCCCTGTTCTCGAAGCTGGAGGAGAACTGTTGAGCCTTGGTCGCCGGCGGTACTAAACATCATCATCATCGGATTTTTCTTGATGGCGACCTGTGACGGCCTGAGCGCAGTAAACACAACTTCGGGACTGATGTCCCACAATTCGTCAACGAGGATCACTGAGGCTGTCATGCCGTGAGCGTGAGCGGAAGCTGCGACGACAGAGATGGAAGAGCCGTCTGGGAAGTTGATGCGCTCGTCGCCGTTTTGCCAGCGAACCTTGCAGAGAAACTTGTCTTCAAGGTCACGAACAACGTCACGGAACAAAGCCATGCTTCGACGCTTTTGGTTGGCAACAATCACGATGTTCTGTGGCTCTTTTTGTAGTGCTGCATACTCGGTCGCGAAGAACCCTGCGCAGGCTCTCATGACCAGACTCTTCCCACACTGGCGCGCTGTGGATACACAAGCTTCACGAAAAACGAAGTCGCCGTTCTCGTCGTAGGTCAGCGCGTCGTTCACGATCCGCTTCTGCCACTCCATGAGATCAATGTTGAGCACGCGCTTCGCCCACAAGGTCAGGGCAGGGCCATAACTCTCGCCGGCAGGAACGGGTGTGACCAATCTCGGCTCGATCCGTCCCGATGTTGGATAATCCGACGAGATTTCGCTTAGTCCCTGCTGGTTCGGGCTGGTGGAGGGGATTTTTGAGT